CATCAAAATCAAATTCTTCAGCAGTACTATACTTTCTTGTTACTGCATCGGCTATCACATAGAATGCACCTAACACATCAATTGGCTGAGCGTATGAAGTGGTCATATTTTCCAATGAAGGAACTATATTTTCACCTTGATTAACTACTTGAATAAAATCAATAGCTTCTTTTTTTGTTATAAATTTAAAGTGCATAGAATGTTTTTATATTATTTTCGATTCCTGTTTGACTATTTGCTTGAGTTCCATAAAATACTTCCTCTTGATATGAACCCCCGAAATTGAATGATGGCGAACCATATCCATCATAAATAGCACCATTCCATCCTACAATAGTCATATTAATATCCTTGATAGACATCAAAGCATTAGTGTTTATAAAATTATCGTATAGTACATCGGGGGTAACGCTACTTAAAACAGTTCCGTTTTTATACCATAATGTTGTGCCTGAATTTGAACTTCCATTAGGTGTTGTAAGTCCATTGTTATAATAATCTAACCAAGCAGAACCCGAACTATTACCACTTCCGTTGTGTACTATTAATGCAGATGTTTTTGTTAATTTAATAACGTAATACATCATAGCACTTGAAGGCATTGGAGTTGGTAACCCTGTCAATGACATTATAGTGTCTGAAAGATAAACACAAGTTGGCTTACCATTCTCAACTTCTAAAGTTCCCGAATTTACTATTCGTGGTTGTTTGGCTGCCGTTGTCTGCACAAAGTTTCTACCATTCCCCGATTGGTCATATTTGGTAGTTATAAATGCTGAGTTAGCCCCGACAAATGAAGTTATTGCACTTGTATCTAATTCATTACTTCCGTTATATCCTATGTCTGTCTCAGCGTTATCGCTTGACCGCCTTATTCTAATTAAAGCACCTGTGTAAGTAGAACTTAATCTTCTCGCTACACTCCATCCATAGTAAGCATTAGAATATAAATCCAATAATAGAGTAGCACTTGGGAAACTGCCATACCATATAAATTTTTTACTCATTAGTATGTTCCGCTTATTTTAACCCACCCTGCTGCCGTTGTTATTGTTCTTTTAATAATTAAAGTATCTGTAGCAACCAAAGTTAAAGGATTGCTAAAAGCTACATAACCACCACCATTCTTATTAAAGGTTATTGTTCCACTACTGCCATCGTTTGTAGTCGCAGTATAAACACCTGCACTATCAGAATCAATAGTCAATGTTTCCATAGTATCATTGCCTAATTTAAACTGAGCATTAATGAATATATCTTGAACTAATGATGGCACTATCCACTCGCCACCTATAAGACTACCTACTTGCGCCCCTAAAGTATTTTTAACTAAAGTATTTGTAGTTCCTCCACTTGCAACCACCCCAACATTTGTACTATTTAATTGTATCGTACCATCTGGACAAGCAATAGCATTAGGAACTATCCATTCTCCACCGATTAAGCTACCTACTAACGAACCTGCTACATTCTTTACTACTACATTTAAAGCACCACCACTTGCCACATCATTGTAGAAAGTAGTGTTTACTGTTACCCTACCATCGGCACAAGCACCACCACTCGGAGGAGTGATTGCACTTATTGTCGGTATAGCGCATTTATCATAGTCAAAATCTACCTTTAAAGTAATGGTTACCATATGGCCTTCTACTTCATCTTTCCAAGTTTCTACAAAAGGAGTAAGTGTAGATGTCTCGGCAAGTTCCCAACCTGTTATAGTTGCTTGGTCATTCGCACCTGCTAAGATATCTAAACAGATTTGAAAGGTATCACTCTCTACTTCTATAGCGTTTAATCTTTCTTTATCTACTCGGTCAGCAATAGCGATGGTATAAGAATAGCTTATTTGATTCCCATCAATAGAACAAGGCTGAGGACTAACCCACATCAAAGGGTAAGTAGTCGCACGGTCCATAGAGATGTCCGAGAAGTCACCATACCCATAGTCTTTTAATTGGGTGTGATTACTTGCGAAATCTGAAAACCATTTGGCTATGTTATTTTTTGTTACCATCTTGTTCTTTTTTCAAAAACACTAAAAGTTTTTCAATGTTTTTTTTATTGTTTCCTCTGGTCTTTTTAACAGTTGCAGTCATTGTCATTATCTAAACAGTATGGATAGTTTATTCTGTTGTGTGGTTGGCTTCCTCTCCTTGTCTTTCCAAGATAAAAACCACTCTTATATTTTGCGCTTTTAGACTGAATATCGCTAATGTCATTGTTCAGTAAATAAAGCGGATATGCAGTAGATTCCTGGACTAAATATTTACTCAATCTTTTAGCGTAGAAATCTGCTTGACTTTGCCATTTCGCTCGTATCAATTCTAAGTCCTGGCTATTAACAGGTTGTTGATTATCTGAGTTTGCCGTTATTACTGCCTTATTTGCTATGCGATAATTAAAGGTTATAATACCCTCAGAGATTACTGCATTAAGCATAAACGGACTGATATAGTCATCTAAAAGAGTAGTGTTCAACCCTGTTAAGGTTGCACCATCAATCTGCGTGGATATCTCTTTATACAAGTCAGTTCCTAACAATTGTTGAAGTTGCATATCTTGAACCATAACGATAGTTGAATTAATCAACTTGTCATCTACGTTGCCTTCGATTATGCCATAGGTCTTAATGGTCTTTGCGCTTATAAATAAAGGTACTAAACTCATTTTCTTCTAACTAAAATTTTACTTTCTGCTATTACATTTCTTTCTACTTTTAGAATTTCACTTCCTTTACTTGTAGTTCTTGTTTCTAATATTTTATCAGTTTTAGGGTCGTAATTTCCCCCTTTTAATGCTTTAGGAGCGTGTACTTTTGGAACTTCTACTACTTTAGTTATTTTTTGTTTTAATGTTTTTTCTGTAAATCTTTCAGGGAATTGACTTTTTTCAATTTCTAATAAATGATGCCCTGCGCTTACATTGTCTAAATTTCTTTCTGCGCTTTTTCTTGCTGCACCTGTTTGGTGTTCTGAAATTCTAATTTTATCAATAGTTTTTAATGGGTCGTTTTTATCTTTTACCTCAATATAATAAGATGAGTGATTAGACCCATCAGGCCAAACAGTATGTGCTTCATTTACTGAATATTCTAATCCAATGTCTTTTAACTTCTTTTGTACTGCCTCGTGTAGTTCTTTATCGTTTTTAGCATTTGGTTTCCAAGTGCCAACAGGGTCTTTATCTATTGAAATTATTTTAGAATCTGATGGGTTATAATCATTAGAATTACCTTCAGAACCACCTCCACCACCATCACCCCATTGACCATTCTCATTTCTTTCTTGAGATGGGTCGTAGAACAATATATCTTGGAAATTGTCGCTCATTTTTCTTTTAACTATTACGTTCTGCCAATAATGTCTGCATTGAGGCACGTTAACATCTCTTGCAGGGTCGTGATACCATCCACCCTTATACTTCCAAACATCAGTATTAAAGTCTTGCATATCGTTGTTTAAACTATCAATCTCTGAACGAGTGTAAAGTCTATTAGCATCTAACATACTTCTGCAAAAGTCTCTGTTCTTAGAATCCTTTGGACCAGAGTATCTCCACTTGGTTAATAGTTCAATTTCTTTAGGGGTCGTTACCTCTTCTACTTCAATAACTATCTTACCACTTCGCTCAACATACTTTACTGCCAGAGTATTCTTAGCCATTAATTTGTCAAGTAATTTATACACTTGATTTTCAGAAATTTTCAATAAACCTGCTAAGTCTTTTACTGAAAGCTTTTTATTTTTAGTAAGTATTTCTACTATTTTTTCTTCATCTGATTGGACTGCAAATTCTTCATAAGCACCTACCTCTAAAACAATATCGAAGTCATCAGCACTCTCGCCTATCTCCATAAACTTAGCAAGGATGGTATCATCTTGAAACTTCATAAAGGCTTTATTAAATGGAGCAGGTGTAGGCTCAGTTGGTACTATCGGTTCAACCGCAGGTCTTTCAATACCTAATTTACCATAGACTAAGTCTTTGATAGAATCAGAATCTAAGTATCTTAATATAGTATCGGTAGTCAATTCAATTCCAATCGGATCAAGTACAATTAATTCCAAAGGTTCGCCCATTATTCCATATAGCGATAAGAGATAATTTACATCTTCACACTCTTCTTGTTGTTTAAGCTTAACATAAGTATTACAAAAGTGTTCCCAAGCTAAGTCGAACTCTGCTCTTGTATTTCCACCGATGCCGTTACTTTCTTTTATACCAAATAACAATCCATTAGAGACTCTGTGAGCGACTAATGTCTTAGTCATTACATCTTTACTTAACTGCTCGTATTGCTTGTCTAAATCGTTACTACGAAGGGATGTGATTGCAGGTGGTGTAGTGTTAGGCATTTGGAAATTCATAAGAATCTCACCTGCGTTATCCGTTCCCGAAGCTTTCTTTTTAAACGCTCTGTCTATTTCGTTTTGTTCCTCCTCATTTTCAACTGCACCATTGAAGAAAGTAACCATAGTACCTGCGCTAAAGCCACCCTTTACGTTGTTAAGGTGAAAGAATCCACACTCAATGTCCGTTTCAATTGATGTTTTACCTGCTTCGTATTCTGGTAATGGATAAATATCAGTAGCAGGGTTGTCATCTTTAATGAATAATATCTGTTTACCTACCTTTTTTGTGATATTAAAGGCTTCATATTCTTGCACATCAGATGGCATTCTGTTCTCTGATAATCTCCATCGGCTATTAGCAGACATTTCTCTTGTCCAATTCTTAGACACCCAAAATGTTTTGCAGTCTTTATCTGTTCTTACTGTGTTATAAGGTTGAAGAGTAATTGAAATTGGCTTACCTAATGCACCCCATTCAATAAGATAACAAGCACCTCCGTATAAAGTCTTTTCAAAGATTTTCTTTTTGCTTAACTCATCAAGTGTCTGATAAGAATTGATAGAATTCATCAAGCTTTCTAATTGGACTTTATTACCTGTCCAATCTTTTTTAACTTGAAATCCTTTGCCGTAAATATACTTAGCCTTACCTGTTACAATAGCGTTGTGAATGCCAGAGTTATTGTATAGGTAAGATAGGTAGTCGGGATAGTCGTTATACTTTCCATTAGAAATATATTTCTGTCCTTTCTGCTCTCTGAACAAAGGAGTCTCATTAGAGTAAAGTGGGTATTTACTAAAGGTTATTACTTTACTTTTCATATACTTTTCTTGTTGTGATATTTTCGTATTCGCCTCTGCTTGTCATAGATTTATCATAAGTCATATAACCACTCTCTACTGTCTCATCAGCTAAAGAAGGATTAAGATTTGTTGTTGATGTTTGAGCGTAAATGTTATAATCGTATTCATCGCCAATGGTTAAATTAATCTCACCACTTAAAGCGACTGCTCCACTTGTCTTTACCACGATAGTAAAACGATTGTATCTTAGTGGATATAATGAAGTGTCAGCACAGATGCAATAAACTTTAGCTAACGATTGATTATTTATAAACTCAAATAGGTATGTAGGATTAGCAATAGTAGTTTTCTCGGTTAGAGTTAAATCTACTTTTACATTCGTTCCTAACACAAGCCTTATCATAATGGTATATGACAGATTTAGGCAAAAGTGCAAAATAAAAAAGCCTCCCATATAGAGAGGCTTCCTTTATGTTTAGTTAGTTTATACTAATGTTGCTACGATAACAGAAGAGATGCCGTAAGGGTATTCTAATTCATTACCTGTAAAGGTTAAATTGAATCCGTTTAAGCTTGTAGCTTCTTTACCTGTACCTGATGTTCCTGTTGTTAAATCCATTCCCTTACTACTTCCGTATAAAGAAAGTAATCCGTTGTTATCTTTAACGATGAACATCAAAGGCTTCTGTGCCAATATGCGCAATTCATTTCTCTTTGCAACATCGAATGAATCAAGTTGAATTTGAACTGAGTGCATAATATAACCCGAACCTGTAGCTACATCACCGCCATTATCTGCTTTTGCTTCAGATGTATGTTTGCGTAATTTGTAGTTATAAAACTTTTTACCACCTGTCATCGCCATAGTGGTGACTGAGCCACCACTTACTGCGAATGTTGAAGTATTCAAAGCCTCTAACTCACCTACCCAAATTTCATCTACACCCCCAAGAGATTTTCTACAATCAAGGGTAAATCCATTTCCGATTAGACAAGTTGCCATAGCTTATTATACAAGTTTAAATACTACGATTTCGTTTAAGAATTTCACTTGAGTACCTTCTTTGAAGTGAATATCAACCATCAAGGTCTTTGTGATTGGGTTTTCACGAACATCAAAGTAATCTTCGTCAGACTCTAAGTCAGTACCGATAACGAAGTTAGAAGTACGACCTAAGTAGATACGTTGTTCAGCAGCGAAGGCAGTAGTACCTGAAGCGTTCAAAGGATCTAAACCAAACAATGAAGTTACTTTATAACCACTACCTGGCAATGTGATTACACCACTCTCGTAAGGAGATGCAGACACACCATCATAGTGATACATATTAGCATTTTTCAAAGCAAGGATTAACAAGTCGAAAACTATGCTATCGCAATAGAATGATAAGTCAGACTTACGTTTCAATTTTGCAGGTAACAATGCCCACATACCATCGAATATACCGATTACGTTAGAAGCAGTTATACCTGTAGCTTTAGTTATTGCAGTAGGGTTTCCGTTGATTGTAGAAGCAGAACCTGCATCTATGATAGAGATAAATCCATCATATTGAATTAAGTTCAAACCACCACCGCCACCGATTTTAGATTTCCATAAAGCAGTCTCTTTTGCTTCAATCATCTTGTTAGTGATTAAAGACATTAAGTCTTGCTCAAAAGTGATGTAATCGTAGTTACTACCTGCTTTCAATGCACGTTCAGTCCAGAAGCCTTCAAGGTCTCTTGAACAAAACTCTTGTTGAATTTTAACTTTACCTACTGTTAATGTACGTTTAGAGAAAGTAGTAGCACCCGAAGCGTTGAATGCACATCCACTATCTGATTGGTAAAATAAATCATTCTCAATGTAATGTAAATCTTCAGATGATTTAATACCTGGCATTACTTGAAATAATCCACCTGTTTTACCTTCAAAGAAGGAGCGAGTTAACAAGGTAAGCGATTGGTCGTTAACGACAGCAGGAAGACCTGCGGTATCGTATGCAAATTTTCTTAATAGCATTTGTTTATTTTGTTTTTATTTGTTCTTTGATTTGTAAAAATTTAGAGAATGCTTCTGCTTTCTTTTGTGCGTAAACATTCTTAGGGTCTGCTTTAGGCTCAGGTGCAGGTGCTTCGATTTTAGCGATTAACTCTAAAGACTCAGCTACTGCTTGGAATGCTTCTCTATTGCTTTCTTTCAATTCAGCGATAGTCTTAGACATAGCATCAGTTACTTTTTTAAACTCGTTAGCTTGGGCAGTTAATGAAGATTGGATAAGTTCTTGAATCTTCTCAGCACTCATAACTTCTTCTTCTTCTACTTCAGCAGTCGCTTCTGAGATTTCAGTGATAACACCACCCATAACAGTAATGATTTTACCACCTTCAATAGCGTGTTCGCCATCTGGAGCAGGTACTTCACCTTCGGCAGTTACTAAGGTAATAGGAGAACCTACTTCAATAGTGCCGTTTAATTCCGCTGAACCATCAGCAAGTTTAATGAAGTTGTTTTGTTCGATAGTCTCTTCGACCTCAAACATTTTTTTAAATGTAGAGAATTTATCCCCTAACATTTTTTCTAATTTTGGTAAATTTAATTTAGACATTGTAGTAATTTGTTTTTAAGTTCTTCGTACTGAGTTTGCTCAGCATCAAGTAATTTTATATCGTTGAAATATCCTTCAACTGAGAATCCTTTTAAGTTTCCTGTTTTGATTTCGTTATCCCAAAACTCTCTATCATCCACTTTGACAAAACCAAACCACGATCCATCTGGTAATTTCTCAAATCCTTCGGGTGTGTTGATTCCTTTAGTAGAATCTATAATAAAATGTTGTTGTAAGAATGCGCCCTTCACAGGTGCAGAGTCGTTATGGTTAATGTTGAATGAAAGTGTCTTACCACTTCTTCCATACTTGGTAACTATCTTTTCAATTGACTTTGCAGGGAAACTAACATAATATTCGTGTGCGCCATCTCGTCTGTAAATAGGTTGGTCGGCTGCCATTAATGGACCTGCCAAAATCATTTTATCATTATCAACGACTGCGAAGCTTTCTTTCTGTGAAGCGAATGCCATCCAATTGCGCTCAATAGCAGGCTGAGTAACTAACCCTACTGCAAACACACTTGTGATGTCTTCTTCGTTTTCATCAATATCTAAAACGTATAGTTCCATTATCGGTATATGACTAATATAATGGAATATGCAATTTGACTATATCAGTTCAGCATTGGTTCTAATTCTCGCTACACGATTCTGAGAGTTG